AAGAAGAGGAATATTGTTATTCCTCCTAAAAACCGTTCATCTAAAAACGAAAAGTACGCAGGGGCTTATGTCAAGGAACCGAAACCAGGACGCTATGATTGGGTGGTCAGTTTTGACCTTAATAGCTTGTATCCTCATCTTATTATGCAGTACAATATCAGTCCAGAGACCCTCAGGGAGACTAGACATCCCAGTGCGAGCGTTGAACGGATTTTAAATGAGGAGATAAGTGATTTTGATTCTGAGTATTCTACTTGTGCTAATGGTGCTCAGTATCGTAAAGATGTTCGTGGGTTCTTACCAGAACTTATGGATAAGATGTATGGAGATCGTGTGATCTTCAAAAAGAAAATGATCCAAGCAAAGAAAGACTATGAAAAGACCCCCAGTAAATCATTGGAAAAGGAAATTGCAAGATGTAACAATATCCAAATGGCAAAAAAGATCTCTCTTAATAGTGCTTATGGTGCTATCGGGAATCAGTATTTCAGGTATTATAAATTAGCAAACGCCGAAGCAATTACCTTATCTGGTCAGGTATCTATTCGGTGGATAGAGAATAGAATGAACCAGAAGATTAATAAAATTTTGAAAACCGAGGAGGTTGATTATGTTATTGCTTCAGATACTGATTCCATCTATCTTAATTTGGGCCCTTTGGTTGAGACTGTATACAAGGGCAGAGAGAAAACTAATGAGGGCGTTGTCACGTTCCTTAATAAGGTCTGTGAAATGGAATTTGAGCCTTTTATTGAAAGTTCTTACCAAGAATTGGCCGACTATGTGAATGCCTATGATCAGAAGATGGTTATGGCACGAGAGAATATTGCTGATCGTGGTATATGGACTGCAAAGAAAAGATATATTCTTAACGTATGGGATAGTGAGGGTGTAAGATATGAAGAACCCAAACTAAAGATGATGGGTATCGAGGCAGTTAAATCCTCTACACCTGCTCCTTGTAGAAAGATGATTAAGGATGCATTGAAGATAATGATGAATGGAACTGAGGATGAGGTAATTGATTTTATTGATCAGTCTCGTAAGGAGTTTAAAACATTACCTCCTGAAGAGATTGCATTTCCACGTTCTGCATCGAATGTAACTAAGTATCAAGGACATTCTACAATATATTCAAAAGGAACTCCTATACATATACGGGGTGCATTGTTATTCAACCATTATGTTAAGAAACATAAGTTGGATAATAAGTACTCTTTGATCCAGAATGGCGAAAAGATTAAGTTCTGCTACCTGAAAAAACCTAATATTATTCATGAGAATATTATTTCTTTTATTCAGGATTTTCCGCATGAAATTGGTCTTGATAAGTATATTGATTATGACTTACAATTTGATAAAGCATTCTTGGAACCGCTTAGAATTATTCTCAACTCTATTGGATGGAGTACTGAGAAAACTGTAAACTTAGAATCCTTTTTTTCCTAATGGACTTACCTATAGACGACAAAGAACTTTCTACAATAGTAAGAGCATTGACTCTCGGTGGGGATACTGCATTGTATCAAAAGCTCAAGTTAGTCAAAGAAACTAGAGAAGAAAATCCTGATGGGCCATATAAGAAAATTTTACGTGAATCTCATGGTATGGTTATTTGAATAAAGTTGAGTTTATTAAAGAGTTAACTGAGGGAACACTGTTTGGAGATCCTCCACGACCATTCTTTAATCATTTAAATAATGTTTCTCAATTAATTGCTGGTCTATTTCCTGAAGACCAGTATTTAATTGACGCAGGTTTGTATCATTCTGTATATGGAACATCATATTTTCCTTTTGATTCCAATGTTACTAGAGAGAAAATAATATCATTGATTGGAGAAAAGGCAGAGAATTTAGTTCATATTTTTTGTTCCTTAGAAAGAAGAAGTATTCAGATCATTCAACATAAGTTTCCATTGACAATTCAGAGAGATTTGTATATACTAGAATATATTAATTTGTTAGAAGCATCTTTAGATCGAGTAAAAAATTTAGGAAGGTTAAATCCTCTTACAATTTTTTTACTTCAATTAATAAGATCTAATTTAAAAGATCATTATTCTATAATTACCCCGCCTCTACCTTTTGAAGCAAAACCTTACAATAAATTAACAGTAGAATGTTTTTTGAAAAATTGAGTCTGGTTACTGGTGGATTTGATCCAATTCACAGTGGACATATAAAATATTTTGAGAGGGCAAAAGACCTTTCTAATTATCTTGTAGTTGGTATTAATACAGAAGAGTGGCTTACTCAGAAGAAAGGGCAGTACTTTCTATCATGGAAAGAACGTGCTGAAATAATAAGGCATCTTGATATGGTTGATGCTGTTATATCATGGGAAGATGATGATTTAGGTTCTGCATGTGGTGCGATTGAAAAGTGCCTAGATATATCTGAAACTGTGGTCTTTGCAAATGGTGGAGATCGTGGTAAAATGAATACACCAGAGTTTGATAAGTATGGTGATGATCCTCGTGTCGAATTTGTATGGGGTGTAGGTGGAGATGATAAAATGAATAGTAGTTCTTGGATTCTTCACGGTTACTTTGAAAGACAACGTAAATTACTAGGAATATGATTTTTATAAATTTAATACCTCATGGAAATCTATCACCTGGACAAGGGTTTGCTGTATTCATGGCACTACTTGTAGTAGTATTAATGATATATGGAATCTACATGACATTTGGTTCGGGTGGTAAAGATCTCAGAGATGAGATTGACGAACATTCTAAAATGCATGAACTGGGAATAGCACATGGACATTCTCCAAAAACAAAACATAGACACGATTAATCATGGATTTTTTGAAAGACATTGTAAAAG